TCGGAACGATCTCCGAAGCGCTTGTAAATGTCACGTTGGTCTTCTGGTTTTTGGTTAATAACAGCTTGTCGGCCAAGAGGACCCAAAATTGGAAGAATACCAATTTCAGGCATACGTGAGGCCATACCGTTCCAGAAGTCAGCAGTGAGCATTGAGCCAGTTTTTCCAGCTTGTCGCACATAACCCAGCTTGGATAGTTGTCGACCGAGTTTGGCAGTGAAGATGTGTGTCGTAGTCTTCTTCCCATCCTCGCTTTTCCCGCAAGGATAGATGTATTGTGAGCAGAAGCTAATGCGTTCTGGGTTTTCGTGTTCGGCAATCTCAAATTGTTGGCCATGGTTTAGCATAAATGCTTGAAACGATGTTGCATTCATCTGACCAAATACAAATTTGTGTGGACGATGAGCTCCAGCAGGTATGAGATTGGTTTTAACGCATTGATTGCGATCGTAGAAAACAAGACTATCATCACCAGCAGCCATACAGGCACCTTTTACCCCATGCAAACGTAAACATGTTGTCACCAGAGCGAGGTTAATCCAAGTGTTGGCAAAACTGGTATGTGGATCACCAGAATGACGAGTAGCACCAACAGTGTAATCAACTCCGAAGTCACGATAGTGACCATGTATATCCCGCGTTCGCGCCAGAAGATCCCTCAAGAGCTTCGGCATTTGTAGTTTAACATAGACTTCCATTTCCGCATCAAAAGGCTTCCCCTTAAGATGAGCATCCCAACGGTGACCGTCACCTTCAATAATCTCGGAGTAAAGTTCGCGCATTGCTTGGGTGAATTGCGCCACCTGTTCAGGTGAATCTCCAGATACATAATAGTGATTAGAAGTGCGATCGCATTTCTCTTTAAGCCGTTTTGTGCAGATGTAAAACCATACACCCAAATGGTAACGAATTACATTCGGGGGTGATTGTATAGTACGTGGTGATTTGAGTTCAGAAGGTCCGGGTTCAATTTTCAAAAAGGCTTCATAATGTGCTTTAAGTGATGCCAGATAAGGTTCATCACAAAGAACTGCCTTGGCGGCCTCCTTTTGCTTACCACTACGTAGGTTATTGATATAAGCTTGTACATCTTCGTCGGTAACTTCAATCGGAATGTCGGATTGCATTAGTTCATGCATGGTGTCAGTGACAGCTTTCCAGTTGCTACCTCCTTCGTCATAGTTAGCGAGAACACGGTCACAAAGAGATGTAACGATGTTCTTCTGATTAGGAGTGAATGCAACAGGTGGTTCAAGTAGTGGTCGTACTGTGTCAACATGTACTAATGTTATAGGTTCTCGATCAATTTTAGCAGCAAATTTGGATACGGTCAAAGAGCTATCCGGGCGTAAGGTTCGGTTGGGTTTGGCAGCACTGTCGATACTGCAATAGGTATGTCCGTGGATCGCATCCTCGCGGCCCACACCTCCATCATCATCAAGAAATTGTTGATAAATTGCATAGAATACAGGCGATGGAAAAACAGCTGTATCATCATTCAGGGCACATGCCTTAACAAAAGCGTCCTTTGATTTAGTATTGTAGTACTTCGTTCGAAAAACTTTGGCAGTTTCAGCGTCAATAGCATACATACGTTTAATGCCATCTTGTTCGTATTCGCCAGCAAGGCCTGTGAATTTTCCGCTAGGAAGTGGACAAGGGTCCATAAGTTCGGTGAATCCATCAACAAGCATAAGCTTTACGATGGATACGCCACCAGCGTACTTCTTCTTAACAGTGTGGTGCATAGTTCGACGAATTACAAAGAAGGATTTCAAGTAACTAAAAAAGGGACTAATAAAGGGAATGTGATACGGCTCGAAAATTGGCAAATTTTCGCATATTAAGCCATGTACATGGAAGGTGCCGGGAATTAGCTTAAGTAGAGTGTTAGCTATAACGAAGTGTAGAATATCAGTAATGAGAGCAACATTGTCGACCACCAATGAAATGGCAAAAAGAATTGTCCATGTTATCCAACCCATTACAGTAGCGTAAACAGGGTTGTGATCTCCATTGGTTTCGAACAATCGAATTTCCGCACGAGTGTCGG